ATCGCGGCGGGACTGCTCCCGCCGCTGGATTCGTAGAGCACGCACTCCGCAAGTTTCGAGAGCGAGCTGCAACGAATCTCACTCATGCGTTTGTTGCCCTCCATTCCAAAGCCGTATTTACAAACTGATCGACGCGGCCCGCCACTCGGTGCAGGTAGTCTGGTTCGCAGTCGCGCCACGTCTGCTCGCTCGTCAATACGTTGCGAGAAATCAAGAATTGATTCACTGCGCCTTCGTGCTCCGCGAGTCGCGCCTTCCAATCCTCAGTCTTGACGACCGTTACATCTCGTGCCTTTTGAGCTTCAAGGACTGAGGGGCGTAACACTGGTGCCACCTTTGCAATCTGGAACAGGTGCGAGACGCTGGCCCACTCCAAGGGCAGCTCCTCCGCCAGACCGCTGCGGGTCTTGGCGTCGTAGGCCGCGCTGTGCGTGGTTAGTAGGATACGCTCCTTGCCGCCGATGCCTTTGCCCCGTCCGGTGTCGGTAGTGCTGACCTTGGTCTTAAAACGCAAGAACCAAAGCTCGTCCGCGAACTCTTTGAGCAGTGGCGAGCTTTGTTTTGAGAGTTTAAGCTCGTAGCGATCGTAGGCCGCCAGTGCATCCGGTGCTTCAAACCGCACGATCTTGCTGTGCGCGATCAGGACAACATTCTTGCCTGCGTCGATCAGTGTATCAACACTGGCGAGCATGCGGCTCATGCGCTCCGCTACCATCACCCAGCCTTTGCCGAAGCCGAAGTCTTCAATGCTAGTTTTTTTGCTGCTTGCCAGCAAGTCTTCGATGCAGAGCCGCTCGGCCCAATCCGCGCTGTCGATGACAATGGTTTTGTAGTCGGAGCTGCGGCACTCTGTCAGCGAGTCTGTCAGTTGCTTCCAGTTGCCGATGTCGCAGCGATCAACGTCCAGGTGGCTAGTGCCCTGCTCGATGTCAAGAAAAAGCGGCTTCGGGAATTGAGCCGCGAAGGTGGATTTGCCCACCGACTCGACGCCGTAGATGACGACGCGCTGGGCGCGTGTTTGTTTTCCTGATGTTATTTTCATATGTTTTGGTTTTCTTTGTTGTTTTTTCTAAATATATATAATCTTGTTGCTGTGTTCCAAGGAGATGAATCTTGAATTTCTAACCCCATGTAATGTTCATCTGCAAATCTTTGCATTGATTCATCGTGATTTCCGTATGGCATTGAATAAACTGCACGATCGAACTCTCCCCATATACTTATGCTGCCAGTATGATCCCATCCTGATCCTACTCTGGAGATGTTGAGTTCTTCAAATGGCTTATATACACCTGTTTTAAGTTTATTTAATAATCTCACTTTATCTTTAAACCAAGCAGGGCGATGATTTGCTTTGTAACTTGGATTCCATTCTCTAAGCCCGTCCCATCCACCTTCTGTTATTTTCATATGTTATTCCCTTTAAAGTTTAAATCAAATCCCGTCGTAAATCTTCCTTCTCTTTGACGAGTCCAATCTGCTTCAATTCTTCCCCATCCAGGTATTTCGAATGCAATCACTTCTGATTGATTTTTGCTATCTTCATCATAACTAGGAGTTTGAAATACACTAGCAAATTCATTAGTTACCGTAAATGGACATACAAATGTATGTTCATCCTCATAACTAACTCCCCAAAACAAGATCGGTTCTGAATAAGTTTTATTATTTCGATGATTGTAATGTATTAACATGCTTCCAGGAACTGCTGGCATTATATTTTTGTATTTCATTTCCTATTTCTATTTTTCGTTGGTTTCGGCAGCGTAAACGGCCACTGCCAGTGCCGCCCAGGTGTGGGATTTAATGCCGTAGGTTCCCCTCGGCTTTTTCTTCGTGCCCTGCGGCCCGAAAATGTCGATAAGTCTCTGACGGATGTTGCCGTCCTTTGCTCGCATGGAGCCGCACAGATACATTTTGATGTCTTTGCGGTAGCAGAGCCGCACCGGCGTGCGTGCTACCTCGATGAATCGTCCGATCCAGACACAGGTTTCGAATGTTGAAGACCCTACCGCCATGCCGTAGCTGGCGATCATCTCGCAAGCGACTGAGTTGTATTCGCGGCCGATCAGAATCTGGCGGATCTCCGCATTAGGTAGGTGGCCGTGGTCGATTATCAGGCCGCGCTCAAATTGCACAAAAGCGGTGTGCGTTGTGCCGGGGTCGAGTGCGATCATTTCAGTGCTGCCCTTTTGAGTTTGTCTGCAGGCAGGCCCAAAATCTCGCAGATGTGCCCGAACGATTTGCTCCGAATAAAATGCAGCGCACTCGCCCTGTTGTCGGTCTGTTCCCGGCGAGTGGATTTGGAGGCGTATTCTTTATCGTTCTGGGCGTCGATGATCGATAGCTCGACCATCCCGCAGAGAACATTCCGGACGAACATATCGCACATCGGCTCGCTCATTTCCGTTCTCCCTTGTTGTGGCGATTGAACCACCACCGCCGCATTTTCGTGGCTTCGTCTTCGGCTCTGAGTTTGCCGACCAGGTATCCAGCTGCGAACGTCATCGTTCCGCCGATGGAGTAAATAATTATAAATTCTTGTGCGCTCATTGTGTGATCCAATCTAGGGCTGTTTGCTCTCCGTTAACCATCAGCTTTGCGCTGGGCTGTGTGCTGCTTTCGCTGGCCCACACTTCTCCGTGCGCTTCAACCCAACCTTTGCCGAGATCAATGTCTAGGCAGGTGGCGATGTCTCCTGCTCCGCCGACGCTGCGGCGGGCTCCGTCAAGGTATTCGATTGTGATTTTCATTTTTGTAGTAGGTTAATTTTTTAGGCTGGGATCAGGTCAACGATGTTGTTGCGCTTAGAGAGCGCGCGGTATCCGGCGGGAGTTGTCGAGCCATCGATGATGATGTGGGCGGGGATCGCTGCGCCGCCTGAGCGGGTTTCCAGCTTTCCGGAGACTAGGGTGATCTGGCGGCTTGTGCCGCAGTAGAGATAAAAGGGAGCAAACATTTTGTATGCGCCCTTGTAGGAGTTGGGGACTGAGGAGCGTGAGCTAATTGCGCTGGTCACTTTGTAGCCCTCGGATTCTAACTCTGTGATGCGATCGGCTAGGTCTTTAGCTGCGCTCTCTGGAGTGGCGTGGGTGTATTTGGTAAGAGCTGCGGCGGCTGGTGCGATTGTAATTTTCATTTTCTATTTCTGTTGTTGGTTTCTTCGTCGGAGGGTTCATCCCTCGTTCGATGTGCAGACTTTCTAACATCTTCAAAAAATGAAAAGATTTATTTTCGCGAAGTGCGAAAATAAATCTGAGAAAAAAGCTTTACATACCCACTCAGCCAATGCCAGAGCGGCTCTGCGGGCGTTCCCTACCCGTGCCAGTCTGTGTTTTTGCCCCTGCAGTCAATGTGGACAAAGCCTGCGTAAGTGCCGATACCGCCTGAGAAAATGCCCTCTGAGCGCACTTGCTTGGCGATCTTCACGATCTCAGGCACGGGCACTTTGGCAATGATATCGAGCGCCATAAACTTGACGTGGTAGCTGTGCAACGCTCCGCCAATAGCCTTGTTGTATTTTTCGTTTCGGTAGGCCGAAATGATGCGCACCGGCACTCCGAGCCGCTCGCGTATTGCGTCCGCAGCGTAGAGCGTCGGGATAATGTCAGCCCAGAGAGAGCGAGCGGGGACCCGGTTGCAACGCAGGTAAGAATTACTCGCTCCGAGCGTGAGAACTTCTCTCGCTCTAAAATATTTGATCCCCTGGCGGTCGAGCAACTTTTGGAAGTCGATATGCGCTTGGGTCATTTATCTCGGCGGGTAGGCGAATTAAAAAGATACCCACCGTATTGTGAGATCAGCTCTGGCGGCGGCTGGAATGATAGCGTCACGTTGCCTGCCTTCGTTGGCCAGGTGACCGCGCATCCGGTCAGCAGCAAAATAACAGCGAATATCATCGCCGCAAACATACCGTGGACGAGAGTTGCGTAGTTCATTTTTTCTCTTTCCGAAAAACGTCGTAGAGACCGATCAGCGCGATGACTAATGAGCCGACAGCCGCGAGCTGATTTGGATCGATGACAATGCCAGCCAGCGCCAGCAGGGTGGCAAGGCCAGTCCACGTGGAGCTTTCGCGGAGTTTACCTAACAGGGAGTCGATTATAGTTTTCATTTTCGGAGCTGCTTAACCATGTGGATGAGTGTGGCAATCCCGACCGCGAGCCCTACCGAGAGCGAAGCGATGCGGATGCCGGTTTCTATGTGGGGGAGTAACGAGACAAACACACCGCCGAACGATGCGCTGGTGCCGAGGAGGCCGGAAAAATAAGGGTGGTCGGTCATACAATTTCAATCCACGGCGGGAGCGGCGTTCCTTCTGGCAGCATCGCACTCCACTCCCAGTAGGTTGGTTCGTCAATATCATCGGGCGTCGGCACTAGCGTAACGCCCCATTCCATTGGTCGGGTTTGATCGTCAGCGGTTTGATCCCAGCAGAACCACGGCAGATCGTTGTCGTGTAGCTCGGTCGCTCGGTAGCGTGTCATTGGCGGGTGTTGTGTCATGGTAGTCCGAGTCCTTGGCCAAGGGTTTGTTTTAAGAGACTATGCAAGGCGAGCGATTGAGATTGACTCATCGCAAGATTCGCAAAAACGCTTGTGAAATGCATGGTCCCATTAAAACCACGGTCTGATAAAACTGGCCCAGCGTGCCCGATAACCAAATTCGGCTGAGTGCCGCCTAGCGGCGTGCTTACCGGGACGGACAATGTTAGCGCACCACCGTTAGCGCCGACTCTCAATATCGGCTGGGTTGGCTCAAATACATGCGCTGAAGTGTATGGGTTCGCCGGGCGAGCAGTCACCGCAGACGGGTTAATAATAAAACTTGATTCGATAGAATTAACTCCATTATCAGCATTTGCAACACAAACGGTAGTCGTAATTGCTCCTGCATTTCGAGTGCCCATCAAACTGATAATTCCGCCGCTGCCACCACCATCGTCAGTGGTTGAGTTTGCTGCGAAAAACGTGCAATTCTGCGTGCCGCTTAACGCCAGAGTTGTCGTGATGTGCTGGGTCGATGTCCTGACAAATGCTATCCCGTCCGCCCCCCAAGTCGGCCCGTTAACAAGCGTCCCGTTGTAGGTTCCAAGCCCGCCGAGCGAGTAGGCTGTCGATCCCGTGCCTGCGTTCTGAGTGGATCGCAGAGGCCAGCAGACCATCGAGCTCCAGAGTCCAAGGCGTTTGATGCCTTTGACAAAATAGTTAACCGCTGCGCGATCAGTAGCTCCGCTTGCATTTATAAATACGCGAGCGTCTTGATCAAATGACGCTGTGAGCGTTGGAAAACCAAGGATCATTTTAAAAAATATCTCCCCCGAGAACCCATTCGTTGGTGCCGAGCTTGAGCAGTGTTGCGAGGCTGTATTGGTTTGCTATCTCATCCGCCCCACCCGGCGAGTTGATCGTAACGCCCGAGCCTGCCGTCACAGCCACACCGCTCACCGCCGAGCGGTAGAGTAGCACCTGAGAGCCTGTCGGGAATGGCACCGATGTATTAGGCGGCACGGTGATCGTCATGCCTGTTGTTGCGTTGATGAGTCCGTAAGCGTCTGCGAGAGCGAGCGTGTAGGCTGTAACCGAGACGGTGTTGATCGGGAGCGAGAACTGCGGCACCGGCGAGAACGCCGCCGTGTCGATCAACTCCTCCGCAACCGTGCACCCGCTCAGGATAACCGTCTGGCGAGTGCCTGCCTCCGTGAGTTCGATCTCAAGATCGAGATCAACGGTGGAGTTGTTTCCGACGAGATCGCGGAGCGCGAACGTTGCGAAGTTGACGTCTGCTGTCTTGCCGGGTTTGGCGCTCAGGCCGCTTTGGACGGTAAGCGTTGGCTGCTCGCTGTAGCCTTTTTGGCCGCCGAACGCGATGTCGAAATACTCGCCTTGGATGCCCGAGACTGTCACGCCGCCTACGCCGATAGAGTCGAGAGCGGCAAGAGCGAACTGGATATCTACCGCGCTACCGTTGGCAGCGATGGGCGAAGTTTGGCGGAGCGTGGTAAGGATGTTTCCCGTCGTTGCCGTGCCTGTTAATGCGGTGCCGCCTGCCGTAACAGAGACCGTGAACTGTGTCGCTTCAGGGATCGTGCGAACAAAATACTGCTGACCGTTTGAATAGCCTGTGAGCGCGCTGAATGCCGTGAGAGTCACGGGCTGATTGGTGATGAGTCCGTGGTTTTCTGGCGTGATAAAAACGCCTGCCGTGACGAGCGAACCGATCGTGAGAGACGAACTGGGTGCCGTCAGGCGGTAATCGCCTGCGAACGGCTCTTGCGAAAACGAGAGCCGCTGGACTTCGTTGTTTAGGCTGCTGCCGGTCACTGTGGTAGCAACCGTCGCGGTGACGGTTGTTGAGAGATCGGTCCACGTGGCTTGATAGACGGCAGGCGTGAGCCGGAGTTGAATCTCCTGCACTTCTTTTGTGCTTGCGCTGCCCGCGATGCGCTCATCGATAACCGCAACCGTGTCGGGGATGAGTTGCGAGACGTCGGCGGTAATGCTGCCGCGAGTTCCGGCGGTTGCGAACCGGACGGTGAAATGATCGGAGAGTTCGCCGGTCACTGTTACCCCTCCCGCGCTTGAGATCGCTGAGAGTCCGTTTAAGGCGCTTTGAATCTGGCCTGCTGTAACCGCCGCATCGAGTCCCGTTGTCGTATCTCCGCCAAACGTGAGCGAGTAAGTGCCCGTCTCCGGTGTGGCGAGTCTTGAGCCGATGCCGAACTTGATGCTTGACGCGCTCTTATCGACAACCGTGAACGGCTGGTTGATAACTCCGGTTGCTTGCAAAAAATAAAGGTTGAACGCGCCGTTGTCTCCCTTTGTAAACCGGAGGCTTCCGGCGGGTGATAGGTTTGTCTCGCTCGCAGCGAGACGGTTGTTGGTCAGATCGATGAAAAGGTCACGTGCCATATTATTTTGGGGGAGTTGTCAAATGCGGTTCCCATTTGCCGAGCGGGCAGCGCTCGGTTGCCATGCGGAGTTTTGCCCAAGTGCTGCAACCGCACTTGCGACAGCGGCCTGTTTTGTTCAGTGCTTGTGCGTCCCATTCGGGACAGGCGCGGCACGTTGCTTCGCGGGTGGCGAGGGCTTCGGGCGATACGCTCGGCATTCCTGCCTTAGCAAAACGCTTTAAAGATTTCATCAATCTTTCAAGCATTTCTGGATTTAACTTAGACTGCAACGATTGTAACTCCGTTTGAGTAGGTTCCATACGGGGATGTCGTTTCAAATAATGAACCAAAACCAAATCCAGAAATATTGCAAACTGCAATCATACTGCTGGTGTCCAAATCGACGGAACCATATCCGGCCTTGTTCCATGAGAATAAATCGCAAAAAAATTCACCATCGTTGCACCCATCTAAAATCTTTCCGTCCTGCACTTGGATTTGGGTAAATCCGCAAAAAGGACTGCAGGAGCAGGTCTGATCACAACAACACTCGCAACTCACCTTCCCGTCCTTCGTAATAACCTTCCCGCCTTGAGTCTTGATCGTCATTCGCAGGCTTCGGTTTCGATCCAACTCAACGCTCCGTCAGTCGAGCCGAGCACGTAGGTTCCGGAGCTGGGAGCGGGAATATAATTAAACGCTCCGCCTGTAAACGCCAAGACTGACCCCTCGGTAGGAGTAGCGTTGATGGCTGTGATCTTGTTCCCGTCCCAAATGTAAAGCTGGTTTGCTTCTGTGCCAGGGTCAATCTTTAGCCTGCGCTGGCGGTGACCTCCTGAGCCAGTCGTTTCTTCGTAGACGCCTTCGGCGATGTCGAGCGTAGCGAAAACAAAATCCTGCATCAGGTCACTGGCCTTGATCGCGTAGGGATAATCTTTGCCTGTGGTGCCTGTCGGCCCGCTGACAAGCTCTTCGAAATTGACTGGTGGTGTGGCGGGCATTTTTAAGAAGGTATGGAATTATCAGAGGTGGAAAAAGCACGCGTGCGAAACGATATTGATTGCGTCGCACTATTGCCATTTCGATTAAATGCAGCAATGCTTGCTTGGTAAACTGTCCCTGCGCTTAACCCATCAATGAGCAGCGCACCTGAGCTAAGCGATGCCGAAAATGATGCTCCTCTAGCGCCTCCGCCGTAAGGCAATCTTAAGGTTTCCCCGCCTATGGTGACCGCGACCCCGTCGGAAAATGGCATTCTTGAAATGTCAATAGATGCTCCCGTGAATGTGGATTGAATGTTGCCGACTATTTGTGTTGACGGCACCGACGTCTCATCAAAAAACGATCCGAAATCAAGATTTCCTGGTTGGAAACTATAAGTCACACGAATTTCGTCAAATGCCCCAAAATTGACTCTTTGAAAACTTGAAGGGAATACACTAAAAGGTAAGCTGAATTCTCGATTTGCTACCGACGAATCTCCACGGCCTGTTGCTACCGCCCCACGACCAAGTTCGGGAAAAATTGAGCTAGGGGTGAATTTTTGCACTGCAATATTTACTCCGTTATAAAAAATGCCACCAATTATCGGCAAGTCTTCAGGGTCTGGAACAATAGCGTTTTGCAAAACGCAAAAATTATAGTATGCATCGACCCTTATAATATCAATTGTCTTGCGTAATTCAGTTCTATCGGTTACCGGCGATGCAGGATTATTTGGATCATAGTTCAGGTTAGGCGTCGAATACTCTGCGATAAATTCTGCAAATGTTTTTATTGGCGCTAAAGAAATTCTTTGGCCAGAGAGGTTGGTTCGCCCATAGGCAGTGACTCGGAACTCCACAAACCCATCGTCTCGCATCACCTCCGATGGATCAGGGAAAATAAACAACCCATCGATCGCTACGGGATTAACTTCGTTGGGCATCTGTGCGCCAAGTCTAAAGATTCGTCGTTTTTGTGTAGCAAGCCCTGTCCGACAAACAAACGATCGCTCCACACGCACCAACCCGCTCGGGTAGGTCTGCACCGTGCGGTTAGGGAGTGCGATTAGTTCAGAAGTTCCGTGGTAAGTATATGCCATAATATTTATGCGAGCGCCGTCATCGGCAACCTGTCGCGGATCGTTGAAATAATATCTGTCCAGCCGTTAAGAATTGATGTAATCGACGTCACATCGGCAATAGCATCGCCGCCAGCCCCGCCCGCTCCACCATTGCCACCGTTGCCACCCGCTCCACCTTCGCCGCCTGTGAAGTTGTTTGTGATCTCGGCTTGCAACGCTCCCACCGCACTGTCGATTTGGGCCTGATCGGCCTTGACTGTCATCAACACGTCGGTGGCAGTTGCTTCTAAATCGGAGCGAACTGCTTGTTTTGCCGTGTCGTCTACCGTTGGGCTTACTACCGTGGCGACGCTTGCGAGCTCGGTTTCGAGCGTGTCTTTTGCATCCGTTGCTGCGTTTTGGACGTCGGTTTGATCGAGCGTCGGCGTGGCATCTGGCGGAGTAACTGCGGCCAGATAACCTTTGACGGTTTCCAGTTCGTTGTTGACGCCGATCTCATCCACCGTCGGCGTTAGGTCTGCTGGGTCGGCGTCTCCAAGTTTCGTAACAGCGGCCTCGACAAGTTTTAATTTTGATTCGGTCGTTGTGAGCCCGTAATCATCCAACCCCAGCTTGTCGATGATGCTTTCGAGCGGCATGTTTTGCATGTCGACTCCGACAAATTGCTTCATGCCTGACAGCTTTGTTTGCGCCGTTTCCAGCCGTTGAATCAATGTTTGCGCGGGAGCGTCTATTTCCTGCTGGTTCATTTGCGCCATCAGCCCGTTGACCGTTTGGGTCTTTGTTTCAACCTGCCCCATATTGGCCTTCATGCGCTTCACGGCTGCTTCGCTGTTGACCATTTGCGTCGCTAGTTCCTGCGCTTGTGCGAGAGGCATGCTTTGACCGATATTGTTCAGTTCCCCACCTATTATTGCCGCCTGCTCGGCAGCACCGCCTAGCGCGCCAGCATAGGTATCCGTTCCGTCAGTTAACTGTGCCGTGAGCGGCACGGTTCCTTCTAAGATGCCTTTGCCGATATTCAACTCGCCATTTGCACTCGTCATTGAAGGCGCAAGCCCGTCGATATTTGCTTTGTAGTCCCCAGTAAGTTGCAACACCGATTGCAACGGAGCTTCAGCTTCGAGTATTCCTTGAGCGACTCCATCTGGCGGCTTGATATTTCCTAGGCTCACTCCAAATGCATCAACGGGAGCCGTTGCTCCAGCTGCAGCGGTGCCCGTAGCTCCTATGGCGGAGGCTGCCGTTTGTTGAGCTGCGGCGACTTCATTTCCCTTGTTGACCAAGTCTCTCATGGCGGCAGCTCCCGGGATTGCCTGTGCTGCAGCATTACCAAGCGCAGCTCCGAAAAGGCCAAATGAATTTGTGGCCCCATCAATGGCCGCTACAGCGGTTGAGATCGTGCCTGTTATACCATTAAAAATAATTCCGAACTGTTTTAAATATTCATTCGCTCCACGAAGCGCCGGTATGAGCGTGTCATTCACAGTTTCGGCTAATGTTTTAAGCGCAGGAGTGACGACAGTCCCTACTTCTTGACCGAACGCCGCTGCGTCAACCTCGTCTAATGCTCCCCCAAGATTGTTTAAAGCAGGTATTGTTTCCGATAAAACGCCTGATGCAAATGCCGCGAATTTGCCTTTTACCGCATCGATCTTTTCTCCGAAAGCGTCAAAAGTTCCCGCATGCTCATCCATTATCGTCGCAAGCGATCCCACCTTTCCCGCTGCATCCGTCAGGCTCGGAGAAAACTGAGTCAAAAGCGGAAGCAGCTTACCACCGAGTTTGGCGCCAAACACTTCCGATGCTGCCGCTGCGCGTGCAGTTGGATCTTCGATGGCTGCAATTTTCGCAGCAAAGACTCCCATCTGCTCTGTCGGCGTCTTGCCTGCTAAGTCGGACAAGGAGACGCCGAGATTATCCATTGCCGCCTTTTGCGTCTCGCCACCGTTCGCCGCGTCCTGCATGAAGTTTTGCAACTTGTTGATTACTGTTCCTACCTGATCTCCAGACATACCGGCATTCTTGAATGCCGTTTCAAGCACCAACAAATTCCCTGCTGTCTCGCCGGTTCTCGCGCTAAGTTCCGAGAGTCGCCCGCCGAGATCAAGTGCTTGGCCGAAGCCATCAACTATCGCTCGGCCTGCAGAGAAGACACCGTCGATGATCGCTTCGAATCCCTTTGCCGCAAGATTCCCAACCGTGAAGGCTGCGGCAATTTTAGTAAAGCTTGCGTCGAACATCCCTGCGGAATTTTCCGCCTTGTTTCCGGCGTTGTTTGCCGAGTTGCCAAGCTCATCCACCTTCGGAGACGCAGCGGATGCGGCTGTGCCTGCATCCGTTGTAGCCGTTGCCATGTTCTGGATTTTCGTCTCCAGCCCTTCCAGTTGCTTTATTTTGCTGAGAGACTTTTGAAACTCTTCAGCCGACATCGCAGTGGTTTTCTGCTGCGCGTCTAAAGTCGCAAGCTCGCTTTGAATGTTCTTGAGCGTTTGCGCTAGGCCAGTGTCACTGGCCCCAAATTCGACTGATACGTCCGCCATATAATATGGTTATTCAGTCAAAGTCTTCTCACGCTTTTTTAAAATTCGGTTCATTTGAGTTTTCATTTTTGATACAACAATCGACGTTGCGTTGACCTGTTCTCCAGGCGGCAAGATTTGGCTTACCCAGGGAGTCGAATTTGTCAAAGTGACGCGCGGGTTTGTGGCGCTGTCCAAGTTGTTTGTGATCGATCCATTCGATTTCGATTGATCCGAAACCCAGCTCGGGATTCCCCGCGTCATCGACCCTGATATTACCTGCGGCAGTTGCTCCGCGCACCGAGCCCATCCTGATTTGGCAATACCGACGCGCTTCACCACTCCGTCGATATATGGCTGGAGATCACTCGCCGCGATGTAGAGTTGCGAGCCGCGTGCCTTCGTGCGGCCTGTGCGCGCATTTCGATTGGCCTGATGCACGGTTGCGTAGTTGGAAGTGATTTCCATTCCGCCCCACTTATTCAGGAATCCGATATTTGAAAAAACTATTTTCAGAACGTCGTAACGTTTGGCCGCAAGCAACGTGTTAAGCCGCGCTTTAATTTTGTCATTCCCGACCGCGCCAATCATCTCGGCGATGTGCGAATCGTCCTTGATGATTTTTTGGATATCTTTCGTCGTTCTACCGATGCCTGATTCGGCCTTATTCCCGAACGGCTGAGTCCGTCGAGCTAGTTCCACGCAGAGCAGGCGAGCACTCAGAGCAACCGCATCCGGGATTGTTTTTTCAACAATCTCGGCATAGTCCTTCATGATTTCTTCGAACTTGGTTGCGTCGAATTTAAATTTTGCCATATTTTGCAAATGCCTCGTCTAATAAGGCGAGAGCGTCAACGCTGTTGCCTGCCTGCGTATTAGTCCAAACCCGCGTCTGGCCGTTCGCCATGCCGTCGCAATGCAGTAACTGCAAGCCTGCTGCAAACGGAAGCTCTTCGACAATCTCTCGGAATCCCCAGCCGGTGATTTTTGCGATACGATAAACGTATCCCGACAACCAACTGGGAGATGCTAGTTTCCCGACGCCGAACCCTTCTGGTTGTTGCCTGAAGGGTGACTGGCGCTCGCTGCGTAGGCCTTAAAGCCATCGTTCATGGCGACTCCTACAGCATCGAGCTCGGTGTGGTGGGCGATGTTTTTTTCAATCCACATATCCACCGCGTCCATAAATAAATCCTTGTTGTTAACAACCGAGCGGATCGCCGGGAACGGAGCAGAATGCAGGAACGCAAAAGCAGCGCTTTTCCAGATCAAATCTTTTTTGTCGGAAAAGATTTCGTTGCGGTGCATCCACGATACCGAGAGCGCCGTGACAGGTCGGAAGTCGATTCCGATGATTGTTTTCGTGCCGTCAGTGAGGCCTTCCTCGCGCAGGATCTCGTCGTCTTTTTCGTATTCAGGTTTTACTTTTTTCATAAATTATTTGCCCGGTGTGCCGGGGTTTCCGGGCCGTCCAGGCTTACCTTTAATTGGCGCAGGCATACTCAGATTTTACTTGCCAAAAACTTGCGGTCTTCTTCGGTCGCGTCTTCGCGGATGGCAATTTGCTTGCCGTTGCGCTCGACAATGATCCGTCTCGGAGTGTTGCGAATGATGTCTACAAGCGCATCCCTATTGGCCGCGTAGGCTCGCAGGTAATTGATGATGTTCTCCGGATCGCTTTGCTCCAGCGCCTCGCCACCCTTCGTCATCCCACGGTAGATTTCATCGGCCTGCTGGCCCTTGTCGTTCAAGCAATCAAACCAAAAAACGGTTGATTCTTTTCCGTCTGCCCGAACCGTGCGAGTGACGGCGTTACCTTCCTTCAGGCGGAATCCCAGCGTCACGAGTGCGACGGCGGCTTTTAAGTTCGGCGTGTAGAAAAACTCTTCACGCTCGTTTGTTGTTTCTCGGATCATATATATAAAAAAGGCGGCAGACTTTCGACCGGTCTGCCAGCGGCCAGCGACGAGAAATTTTTACAGCGATGGGTATTGAGTCGCCTCAATCGTCAGCGTCTTGAAGGCGTCGCTGCCTTGCTCGGAGGAAACAGAATCCACAACGATTTTTCCGCCGGTCACACCGAACTCGGTGGTCGCGTTAGCGATCGTGAGAAGCGATCCCACGCTGGCAGTCGCTACTCCAGTCGAGCCGTTGATCGCGCCAGCAATAGAGATCGTAGCAGTTCTTCCGTAGTAAGAAACGGCAACGATGTCGCCATCTTCGTCCATCAGCTCAGATTTGCTGGATTGAACGGAGCGGGAGAATGAGGAGAGGATTACGCCGGTTTCGGCAGTTGCGCCGAAGATGACACTCGCGGCGGTGGATGATGTGATAACGGTAGCGGCCATATCTGGCCGAAATTGTCAACTCACCGAACTACCCGACGAGCGCAGCGTGAACGGTCAACGAGACCGAACGCAGGAAGTGCCGGTCGTTTGACTCTTGCGCCACAGCTCCGTTGCGCAGGAGCCCGTAGACGTAGCAATACTGCGGGCGGATAGAATTTAATTTTTCGCGCAAGCCAAAAATATCGTGCGTAACGCAGAGAACTTCGCTCCACAAAGACTCGAGTGCCTGGGGATCGGAATCATCCGCTTGAACAGCGAGCACGACGTCCAAAGAAAATTGGAAAATGCCAGAGTTGGTAATGCTCTCGGTCTGCCGAGTCGCCTTTACGAAGCACGCCGGCAGAACAAAGCCATCAAAGTTTTGCGCATTGATAACAGTGAGCGCCGATCCCATCTCGCCTTGGATGGCAAGGATGAATGCATCGGCGAGTGCCTTCTCCAGCGTGAGCGTGACAGTCGCTGGTGGTTTAATTGTCGCAGTTGAAATTGTCGCAGGCGGGAAAAACAAGCTCATTTATTTATGTCCTCCAGAGCAAAGTCCACAGAGACCGCATCCTGCGAAAGGTCGGCAGACATAACGCGAAATCTCGCGCCGTTGATCGTGAGTAAATCGCCGAGATTGACAAGCTGCGTGGTGCCGTTGTAGGCCGCTGTCAGCGTCATTGCAACGCTCGCCATAAAGCCGCCGTCGCCCAGGCTGTTTTCTCTTCGAAGGTTTGTTCGATTCGCCACGAACTGCCGACCTTCGTGCAATACGGTGATCGGCATTTCGCCGATAATGGCTGAAAGATCAGATGCGAAAATGTCGAGCAGGCTCACAAGTAGACGAACACGTCAAATTAGCTCAACGCTCTTGCAGAGCCGCTCGTATTCGCTGCCCTTGATCGGCTTCTCCTTGCTCTGGTTGTGGGTGGCATTGCTCCAGTGAATCACGTCTGCGGTGATTGGGTGCGAGTAGGGTGAGAAGGTCAGGCCACCGCAGTCGCAGTAATTAGGCAGCGTCTTGTAAGCGATGCCGTGGCGCTGCAGGCCAGCGTGGATGAGCAGCATGGCTTCGTGCCAGTCGCGACCAGCCATACCGTCGGCGAGCATATCGCGCAGCTTCGTTGCAAGATCAATCGCAAACACGCTGCCTTCGGGAATCCGCATCACGACTGGTGAGATACTCGAAAGCCACGGAGAAAATGTGTAGTCTTCTAGGTCAAGTTTCACTGTGACTGCGCAATCCATCTGCACCCACACGCCGCCGTGACGGTAGAGTGTCTCCATCGCAAAGTAATCGCTCCAATGCGCGAAGCTCCCGATCCCGCCGTTAGGGATGTAAGCGTGTGGATTGCCTGCGAACCCTACGGGAGCGAGCACGTCTTTCGGTAGTTGCTCGACCTGCACACCGTCCGGCACGCCTTCAACCTTACCTTTAACCCAAAGCGTAGGTTTGTTGCCGCTGCGTTCAAGGAGCATGAGCGTGAGCTTTTCCATTAGCCCGAGTTTCGGGCCGATCCAAACTGAATGCGTGATCATTTCCTTGTGAGAATTGTCAAGCCGTTATTGTTTTCGTAGTGCTCGAAAAGCACCCAGTGGTCGTTGTCTCGCATCCATTCTTGAATTGCCAAATTAATGCCGGTGCCGTTGTCTTCGCCGACGATACCGAACGCAACCGTATCGTGAAACACAATGTATTTGCTTGCCTGGTTGCCGTGCCGCTCTAGCTCGCCTTTGACCTGCGCGTAAGTGTGCAGCGTGTCGATGAAGAGCAGGTCGGTTGGCTCGATGACATCAGCTTCTAGCGTGCTACCCTGCCGAAACGTCCAGTCGATTTCGAGTTGGTTCCGGATAGCGAAAACGTTGAAGAAATCGTGAAGATCGTAGCTCCTGAGAATCGCTCTAGGCTTGTCGGAGAGCCCGTGCAGAAACGAATACGTGCTCATACCGGTGCGCACGCCGAACTCGGTGACGTGCTCGCACTGCCGCGCCAACTGAGCCAGCCGCAACATATGCTCGTTGATATCTCCGCAAATCCCGCGACTGCGCTGAAAGATATTATTCAACGGCCACTTCTGCACAAACTTCGCTCCGCCGTAAGCGTATGCCGTCTCGCTGTTCTGATGCTCCACGATGCTATCGCTTTCTCTCGAGCCGTTAGTTGGGTGGTCATGCTGCCACTCCAGATCGCGCACGGAATAAATCGGTGCTTCGAGCTGCGTGCGCACATTGAAATCGTTGTCGCAGTAAACGCCGAAAAAGTCAGGGTGGAAGACATACCCACGCTTGTTGTAGAGCGCCCGGGAGACCACCGGATGGCACATGAGACCGTCTTGCCGCAAGGAGTCGGGAACGTAACAAGACCACTCCTGCGCGGCGTCTGGGAGCTTTGAGATCCTCTCGTCCCAACCCTGCGGCGGCGTGAGATCGTCGGCGATGACGATCAGGATTTCTCCGGTCGAGAGTGCCGCTGCGGCGTTCCAGTTTGCAACCGATGACGACGCCCACTCTGGCGGTGGCACGCTGACTCCGTGGCTGTATTCAGCAAACGAACACGCGCTCGCGGCGTCGTCGCTTTGAATGCCGAAAATATGTTCGACTCGATCCGGATGTGTTGCTCG